CTAGGTGGTATAGTTATATTCCCATCACTAGACAATAAGTCTTTAACTTGTGTCCTTATAGACACAGGTCGCCCCCCTTTTGTTGGGTTGTTGTTTGGAAATTGTGTTGCCTTACCGACTAAGGGGTTTATATCTTTTCCGAATTTAGCCATATTTATCCTTTTAAGCCGTTTTTACGCCGTTTGTTTTTATTTTGAACACTATACACCTTTTTAAAATTATATCGCTTTAAACGTAAGAAAAGCTATTTCTTAATATTTTTATTTGTATCTCTTGGGTCTTTTTTATTTGCCCTGTTAACAGCCCTTTCTCTTTTTTTTATATTTAACCTAGTTACTTCTTCTTTATATGGGTAGCAATGGGCTAACTGAGCAAGGGTATAGTAAACTATTGAAGCCCTATAAAAATCTTTCCTAAATGGTTTTATAGGCATCACACCATGAATTTCTTTTTGACCACTAAAAATACATAAAGCGCCATCACTTTGTTTTAATGCTATTCTATAATCAGGTAAAACAAGTTCACCACCAGTACAATATTCTTTTAGTATTAATACATTTGAATAACTGTCTTTTATATTACCTGTGTCTTTATGGTATTTTATAGCGTGGTTTACGTTTATATTTGCTGTAGTGTATGGGGTATCAATTAACCTGTAATCATCATTAACTGTTTCCCTAGCCATTTTTAAATCATAAGCATATAACTCAGGTAGGTGTTTTTTATATATATCACAAAGCGTCTTTTGAAATGTAAACAGTTTATTAGTGTTTGCTTTTTCTTCATTTGTTTTATTGCTGAACCTACAAAAGTCATTCCTTAGGGCTACTCTAGGCAGCGCACCAAAGACACTTGACTTGGTTGGTAAGGTGTTAGCCCTATAGGTTTCTACATATTTGGTTTCTTTTACAGCTTCCCTAACATAAGTTAACAAGTGTTTGTCTATATTTATGTATATGCCTATACACTTACCACCTAAATAAAAGGCTGTATCTTCATCTATTACAGTATCAAAGTGTTCAGCTTTTGGTGTTGTTTTTAACAGGCTGCTACAGTCTTTATATTTTGTTAGGTTATACTTCTTCATTTTCTAATATCTTATAAATAAGGGTTCTATAATCCTCACAATCATACTTTTTTAATAGGTGTTCTAACCTATTAACTACATCTTCGAATTCTTCTGTTTCAAAAGGTATAGTAATATTCTTTATTTTAGCATCCATGAACCTACCTAACTTTTCATCTAAGCTATTAATACTATAGTCTGTTTCATTAGATACGCTTTCACTAGGCGACCATATACCTAAGCCCCATTCTTCTAGTTCATTATTTTCAAACTCACTACCCAGCAACTCAAAGTCAAAGTCAATATTAGTCTTTGCAGCTTGGTTATCTGCTAAAGCGAACTCCCTACCCTGTGGCGTACTTAAATCTATGTCATTACGCTTTACAGCTATTAGGGTTTTACCGTCTGTTTCAACTATCTTTACATCCTCTAAGCCTAGTTCACCAAAATTTTCAGTCGTTTTATTACCAGCTATTATACGGTTATTCTTATCAATTAAAATAGACCTACCAGCACCAAACTTAGAAAGGCTTTGTTCCATCAGTTTTTTGCCATACTGTGTCCCCTTGTTAAAGTTTTTATCATCAAACTTTAAGTCTGTTATTTTATTACCCATTGACTTCTGTTTCTTCATAAGTTTCCCAAACCTTTTGTAACTTGTTTATAATATCTTTTACACAACTATCACAGCCCCTTAAATCACTATCAACCCTCCTTTTAAATATCCTCCTAGCAACAGCTGATAACTTTACCCATTCACTAGGCTTAACTTTTGTAGGGTTTTTACTAAAAAAGTCATCTAAAATTTCGTATTCATACTTATCAATACATTCTACTTTCCATTTAAAAAGGTTATTTAACTTTTCTTTCCTTTCTTCACACCCACAGTCATCACCAAAAACAGCCTTAACAGCTTTCTTTATACCTGTTTTTTCTGTTATTACCTCAACAACATCACCTAACCCCTCAACTTTTGGTTTATTTTTAACCACTTTTGTTTGTTTTTTAACCACTTTTTTTGTCTTTTTTTTCTTTTCCATAATTATTATTATTTGCCTTGACCTCTGTAACGCTTTTTATAAACCTTAGAAGTCTTTAATTTACTTGTTTTACTTTTACTATGTACACCCTTTCTCTTTTTTTTAGGTGTAAACAGCTTTGATATTGTTACTTTTTTAGCCATTTATAAAATATTATAATAAATAAGGCTATTAACCAAGAAGCTATGACTATATCAGGTATCATATTAGTTCAAAATCTTTGTTTAAATAATCAATATAATCTTCCCCTATGGTTTCTTTTAACCTTTTTTTACAGTTCTTTATGGTGTTAAATACAGAAGTCAAGCTGATTTTAGTTTCTTGGCTTAACTTGCGCATACTTTTTTCATTTGTTATATAGGTGTCAAATAGCATCCTGTCGTACCAATGCCATTTTTTAACCTCATTTTCAACCTTATTAAACAAAACAGTAAAAGCCCTTTCGTTTTCGCTTCCATCTAGTGCTGCCATATCAAAACCCTCACCCAGTTTTATTATATACGATTGTCTTTTACGTTGTTTTAGGTGGTTCATTGACACCCTTTTTAGTGTTATCCATATAAAAGCCATATTAACCTCACCATTTTCAGTCAACACCCTTTGGCGTAAAGGTAAGCCTTTGTATTTACAGTTAACCCTTTTGTCATTTTCTTTGTGTTTTTTAGTACCTAGCTGTGATAATTCAATATAAGCGTCTTGAACTATATCCTCTATATGTTTGTTATTAATATTTTCAGGGAAAGAACGAACTATATTCAAATACTCGTTATGCTTTTTAGAAACTATATCAAGCCAGTTCATAACTATATAACTTTTTTTAACGCCATTTGTTTAGTCAATCTTTTCATTTTGGCGCATTATACGTTCTATCCTATACTCTAAAAACTTTTTATTGATTATAAGTTCCTGTGCTGTCATGGTATTTGTATATATTAAGCCATCTGTTGAATCTAAACACTTAGTTTCATATACAAACTTCTGAACAAACAACTCATTCGCCATTTTATATTCAACTACAAATAATATTCCGTCTATCATAACTAAAAAAAAAACCCCAGCCAAAAGCTAGGGTATTTATTAAAAGGGTAAGCCAGTATCAACAGGCTCATTTAATTGCACACTTTCCCCAACTTCTTTTTCACATCTCCAATGAGATAATGAATTATATACCCTTCCATTATATTCCTTTCCTCTAATATTGAATTCTACTATAACCTTGTCGCCAACCTTATTAAATTCTAAAAACTTATCTAAATGCTGGGCGTATTCTTTAGCTTTGTAAATATCAAAGCTATACAGCGTTTCATATCCGTTTTCGCTTGTGTTTTTAATTACATAATCTAAAACGACTGCGCCATTGTCTAAGACTTTTTTTTGCCCTATACTGGTTATTATACCTTTTACTTTGTAACTCATAATCTATACTTTTTATCGGTTAATTTTTTTGAAAGATAATAATTTTTTTTTAATTAGGAATACATTCATCTAAAACTGATATAGCTTTCCTTACTTTTGCGCCCCATTTATTAAACTTTATAGGCTTATTATTTTCATCTTCTTGCTTTTGTACATAGGCTTTATATAACTCATCTATTTTATTAAAGTTAAATACATAATAGCTATGACTTTTTAAAAGTTGTTTAGCGCTTTTAATTTGCCTTTTACTCTGCCTGTAGTGTTCAAATATTTGGTTTTCTATACTCATAATTTATGTTTTAAAGTTCTATAATATTCCCTAGCTAGTGTTACCTTGTCTTTCATATTTTTTATATCATCACCAGTTAGGGTTATATGGTACATCTTAACTCTTTTTTCTATAGGTATTTTATCTATATTATGGTGCTGTAACACCTCAGATTCTACTTCTTCACTAACATCACCCAGTTCACCCCTTTGCCAAGAAACCCTCCTTATTTCATCATTAACTAAATGTTCAGGGGTTGGGACTAAGCAATAACAAAGCCACGACCTATGAATATTAGTCAGCCACATATAAGCCTTTAATTGCCATTCATAATTTATATTAGGTATTTTATCAATAAAAAAGGGAAACGTAGCAGCTGACCAACTT